TCACACGATGGAACACGCGGATCATGCGGGGATCGTTTCCTAGTCCCGTTTCATTCATAAACGATTCGATCTCGGTCATTTGCTGACCCTTGTGCGGCCCGTCAGTATGCAACACTGGCTTGCCATCCCCATCAACCGCAGGGTTTGAGAAGCTGTTCATTGCCTTGCGCGCGCCTGCCATGTTCTCAGATAGATCAGCACCACCAAACTCCGGATCCGTTCGTGCTTGAACAGCCCACTGCTGATGCTGCGCCTGGGTAGCTTCCGCGCCCGCATCGGCCTGGCGTTGCAGCGATTCAAAATGCTTATTGATTATCGCCTGCTCGCGCGCCCTTGGATCGGTGATCTTGGCTATCTCAGCGAAGAATTGCTTGGTTTCTTCACGCCCGTTCGCGTCCATCTCGAAACCATCAGGGATGATAAACTCAGCAGCATCCTGCGGAGCTTGTGCCTGATCAGTACCCTTCGCTTCTTGCTCTTGCTCAGCACCAGCCTGCGGAGAAGGTTGCCCCTCGGCTTCTTGTGTGCCTGCGTCCGCGTTGGAATTATCCGGTGCGGTTCCTTCCGTTGTTTCGTCCATCTTGTTTCTCCTGTTAAATGAGTTCTCCAAACATCTCCAAAGCTAACCCCTGGCTCGCCTCGAAAATTTCTCCATAAATCTTTCTTCCAGCTTCCTGCCTACCTATCGTCTTGAGCATTTCATCCTTATTGTTGGTCGGGATATGCGCAAACACAGCATGAAACACCAACATTCCCTTCATGTACCTACGCCCTCGCGCGCTTTTCAAGATCCAGCGAAGATCATCCAATCGCTGCTCCCGTTTCGCGTGGTTCGCTGCCTGTACTTCTTCCCTACGATTCTCCACACAGTCCTCCTAGACTTGAGAAAATTGACTCAGTACTTCGTCTAACGCCGACCCACCCTCACCCGTTGGTGTCTCGGATAAAGTTTTCGCGGTATTGGCTACTTCTGGAATAAGCGCCTGCTTCTGCGCTGCCTGCTGAGCCTCAGCCCGTTCCTGTCGAACCAGGGCCACTTGCTCGTTTGCCACAATCAGGTCCGGTCGAATGCCCAGGATATTGCTGTATTCATCAACAACCTTGTCGGCATCCAGCTTGTCGAGCGCTTCTGGCTTGACGGCGGCAATCTGCCCTATCGTTCCGATCATGCGATCCAATGAGCCTATTCCAACAGCTTTCTGAGCCTGAGCCAGCATCGATACATACTCAATTTGCAAGTCTGCACCCTGCAACTCCTCGGGTGGTGGTGGAAATAGTCCTTCTTCCAGGGCAATGTCAAACGTGTTGTTGATCAAAGGATCAAGCAATTCATTCTGGTTGCGCTCCAACACAGGCCCAAGGACCAGAAGCTTTTCTTCATGCCGCTCCTCGATCTCGCGGGCAGTGATCTGCCTGCGATCCGAGAGCGCGATCATTTGGAATAGGTCCACATGGAAAGATGAATTGATCCGGTTACGAACATCGCCGATATCTTCGAGCAAATGTTGAAGGTTTAAATTAACTTCAAACGCTGAGCGGATACCACCAGTCGGAGCCGCCGGATCATAATAACTTATTCCACCTGGCAACACGTCCTCACTGCCTCTCAATGCAGTCGGTACTTGTAGCGGTGGATCTGTTTGGTAATCAATGCCTTTTGCTTTCTTGAGCTGGTTGTCCTGCAACTGTCTGATATCACCCAATGCTGTCATGCCAGGGCAGTCAGATCCGTAAACATCGCCGCCCCTGGTAATCCACCGAGGGACCAGCGCAGGAAACTTCTTGAACCCTGACTCGCGGAGAAATTTACCCTCAGTCGCGCCGGTTTCCATGAACACTGACTCGAAAGGCATGTTTTTATTGTCAAGCTTCAAGGTGTTGAGATCCTGGCGCGGTTGAACAGCATGCAGGATTGTCGCCCACTTGTCCATTTCGCCCTTCTTCCAAAGCTCTTGCAGCCCAACACTCATATTATCAGGGCCAAACTCTTTGCCGATGGCCCCTACTTGCATTTGGAATTCCCTGTAAATCGTGTCAACTGTATATCTATTGTCTTGCCCGATATAAAACTCACCAACAGTTTGCGGGTAAAGTCTGATCAGGTCATTAGGATCCCGGAACAGCATCGCGCAGCCAGTACCGAAAGCGCCCATCTCCTCATACAACCCAGCCAGCACGCGGTACACATTGGACCTGGCAAAGATCTCACGAATGATTTCCACCACGTCATTAAGCCAAAGCTTGACCGGTTGAAATTCCATCAGATCCCTGTCAGCGAGAGCCAATGTAAACCATTTTCTCGCAGGCGATGACATTCCTGCCATCATTCCAGCGGCTAACACGCCTAAAGCGCGAGTACCTGTTGAATCATTGATATCGAGGTTGCGCCGCTCGCCTTTATTGCGGTCTTGAAGGAAGTATCGACCAGACCGAGGCAGTAGATTGTCGGTGATCTGTTCCCAATGGTTCATATATGATTGACGCTCAAGGTCCAAAGACCCCAGCCGCCTAAGATATTGGTCGGTCCTGCTTACATCAATTAACTTGTCAGACATCCTGTCTCCGTTAAACTAAGCGCGAGCCACCGAGATTTAATTCCTCATCGCCTACGCCCTGACTTCCTGTCAGTAAAGTATTAGGAACCGCCACACCACTACGTTTCTTTGCTGATTTAATTGCGTTTGCTGTTTGCTTGTCAGCCACCTTTGATTCTTGTGCCACCTTTGACTCGGGTAATGCTGCGAATTCTGGCGCGGATGGCGCGGATGGCGCTGTGAATGCCTGATAAGCACCCAACCCAGCACTAAAGACCGCCGCCCCTGCTATCACCGCTGTTCCTGTCATATTAAGAAGCCTCCTCGAATAGCCATGAATCCATCGAGATCCTTACTTCCTGATCACGGCATTGCGTTATAATTTCATCGATCCATTCTTGCTTGATCGGTCTTGGATTCGGTCCCCAGGTTTCAACAACTACCCCAGCCACATCAATGCCAGTCATGTCAATCTCACCAACACGTCCGACCATCGGACCGAAGGAAATCATCTTATGCTTTGCGTCCACTTCCCGCAGCGCATCAATACGCCATTTATATTTAGACTCCTCAACAGCTGTGAAGGCAACAGCATTGTCAGGCCATTTAAGCCCGCGCTTTGTCATTGCCGCCATACGCTCAATGCGCTTGGTCCCTACTTCAAAGTGATGGTGAGGATTCTCAGTCATTGTCTCGAACACCAGGTGAATGAAATGTTCAGTCACCGATTCGTGGAATAGATCGCTACCAGCGGCGACCAGGTAAATAGTCGGTTCATCTTTGTATCCAGGGACCGCCAGCTCAGAGAAATGAATCTTCGGGCGGTAATCCCTGTCATGCTTCTGATATTCCCAATAGGTCGGGCAGTTATCGCATCCAGGTGTTAGTCTTTCGCATCCTGTTACAACAGGCCATGATACTATATTCATATCCGCCATGCGCTCAACACCTCAGCATCAGTGTGTATAACCAAACCATCCTTCCCTTGCGACAATATTCCTATATCGTCAAACCCTACTATACCAACAGTTAAGCCATTTGACAAGCGCTCAGCGATAGGATCACATGCAGCAGCCCTTAAAAGAACCATATCGCCGGGCTGCATCGCAATGTCAGCAGTGATCTTGTCCATCTCAAACACCCTGGCAAGCTCCTCCACTGTTTCCTTTACGGACCCGCCAGCAAACTTGCGCAGCATCTCAAAAGCTTTACCCCTGGTGCTGTACTCACCTCGGAACCAGCTCGCGATATCCTTGCCAGTCATGGCGTGAAGCGCGTCAGCTACGAACAGGCAACAGTCGCTCACACCCCATACTAGCGGGGTGTTTATGCGACCGATGATATATTCTGATAGTTTCTGTTCGCGTGTCACTTAACCACCGAGAATTGTTTTGCCTGTTGAGGTTGCAGAATCACCAATGCCAGCAGTACCAGTCAGCAATGTTCCGCCGAAGCCTCCGCCTGCACCTTTAGATTCTGATGCACCCGTTACCGCACCTTGCTTCTGAGCCGCAGACCGTTTGGGCTGCTTCTTCGGAGCCGGTGGTGGTGGCGGTGGCGGTGGCGGTGGAGCCACAGGTCTAGGTGGTGGCCCGCCGCCGCACATTAAAACGCTTGCTAAATCAAAGAGGTTGATCATGCTACAGAGCCTCCTGCTCAATTGTTATCGGCATCATGCCTGTTTTCTATACGGATTATAATCCCTGCGTTTCTTCGCAGCTTCACCATTCCTTTTGCCTGCCATTCCCTTCGGTGCAACAGGATAAGCAAACGTCAGCCCCAGGGCATCAAACCAGTCAGGCGATGATAATCCCCGGCGCTTCATATCTTCTTTCTTTTCAAGCTGGATCTTATTTGTCGGAGTGAAGCCGTACTCAATTGAATTCATATCCGTAATAAGTTCCGGGTTGTTGGGGATCGCTCCGCCAGGCAACCAGTCTCTCGCCTTTCCTGCCATCTCCGCTCGTTTGTTATTATAACGTATATCTTCGGCTTTGCTACCAAAATTTACCTCAATCACATTTACATGCAATTCCCGTAACCGGTCCACTACGCCTCCACCAACACCTCCACCGTCAACAAATATTGCATCGACCTGATGTATCCTGACTTGTTCCGCGACTCTAGTAGCGAGCTGCATGGTGTCCAGTCCTCTAAAATTGAGCCATTCAATAGTTCTTGCATCTCGTCCGCGTCTAAAACAAATAACGCTTTGGTCATCCCCAAATCTCGCAACGTCCACCCCCATTATCAAAGGTTCTTCTAAGTAACACTTGGCCTCCCGTTCTACCGCCTCATCGACCAGGTGTGTCGGAATAAATTGCATCGATGAAGCCGAAGGGAATTGTCCCTTGATCCTTACCTTAACAAAATCCGAGTCCTCACCGTAATCCTCAACCCACTGTTGAAGCTTGCGCTTGTCAGTCATCTTGCATGTTCGACTGTCAATCTGTTTATTGATCCAGCGATGCTTGCGCTTGCCAAAGCATTCCCGAAACCGTCCCGAGTTCCTGGTCGGGTTGCCATAAGCAAACCACATTGCACCAGGCTCAGTCATCGCGCCCTCGGATACCTCCCAAATAATATCAGGAATGGATGAAGCCTCGTCATAAATAACGAGTACCTCTCCATGCTGACCCGCAAACGCCTCGGAGTTACGCTCGGACCAAGGGATCGCAGAACAGTACCAGGTTTCAGGTGAGCTTACATGACAAAACTTTGTCGCGGTCCATTCAAACCAGGGCTTGATTAAGGATCGCGAGTGCCACAGTGCCAGCTCACGCCAGGTTTTAGTTTCGAGTTGTTGTTTTGTGTTGGCAGTGACTACGCCGTTGAGGTTTTTCCTTGTTGCCATCGACCACATAATGATCCAGGCAGTGATCGCGCCCTTCCCGATACCATGCCCCGAAGCAATTGCAGCCTGCAAAGCTTCACCGTTCCCGGTCCGAAGATGCTCGCCAATCTGTTCAAGCAATTCAGTTTGCCAAACGTCAGGCCCATCGGACCCGGAAAGATCGCCCTCACCCCAAGGGAATACAAGTTTGACGAAGCGCAGGGGATTGTCCCAACACTTCGCCACTTCCTTCGTAAACTCCTCAGCATAGTTGCGATCCGTAGCGGTAGCTGTCATTCTTTATCGCTTTGCTCGATCATTTTGTCGGCTGTATCATAGGCGAATTCTGACAGCATGCTATCAAAATCATTATTACACCCCCGCGCTGCTTGCCCTATATCAACATGAGTAGAACTTAGATACCCCTGCATCGCCATCCCAGCAAACCAATCGCGCCGCGACAGATCCCCTGGATGTTTGCATTCCCCATAAGTACATGTTTGATGTTTGCATTTACTCATTGTTCCCCCTTTAATATGGTCATCCGCTTTAGGATAGCCAGCAGCATGCTGCGATATAGAGCCATGACTATCCCCGAAATAAATCGCACACA